AACGCGCGCGAAAAACGCGGGCGGCACCTCCGTGAGCCCCGGCACCCGCAGTGCCAGGCCCGGCGAGGGCGACGGCGGCAGGCACGCGACGGCGTTCCCCGAGTCACGTCCGACGTCGTGTCCAGCCGTCCACGTCCCACGTCCGGGCTGATCTGGCACAGCGGCTGCGCGGGTTCCGCGTGTAATAGGACATTATGGCCAATGGGTGCCGATCCGCCCCTCAGTCCAAGCATTCCATCGGGGCGGCACCTACCCTCCGCCGAGCCTCCGGCATGTGGTCATAATGTCGTATTACACGCTCCACCCTCGGGGCTCACTACGGTGCGTTGTCAGTATGCGCGCGCACCCAGAAATATCACTCGGCTTCGCCGGTAGAACGTCTTTTAGCGGCGCTACCGCGCGAATGGAATACCCCCCGCCCCCGCCCGGGCCGTCCCTTTTCTAACGCGTCACGTCGCTGGGCGGGTTGGCACAAAGCCATCGCTGGTCCGGCCGGCCGCCAGGCGCCCCCCCAAGTTCACTCGCAAGCTCGTTCACGGGGGGAGCTTCCCCCCGCCGCCCAGCCGGCGCGGTGGCCCCGCGCGTCCGCGCCGCATCGCTCCGCTGGCGTCTTGGCGCGCCTTGCGTGCCCCTGGCACGCGGCTCCGTCGTGCCGTGCTCGCCCAGCCTCGCCGCGGCCCGACTCCGCGCCCGAGGGCCGGGCTACGCCCGCCCCGAACCCCGAGCCCCCAAACCCGAGCCCCGAGCCACCGGCGCGTTTTCGAACCACCGCCAAATCCGCCTGCGCGCGCATATTCCGCCCGTGCGCTCAACTCATCCCCACACGCCTCCATGCGCCTCACCGGCCTCCCTCCTCCGCCCACCGACTTCCGCCGCGCCCGTTGACACGGGCTCCACCGCAATGGCCATCGTCGTACCCAAAGCATCCAAACTCGGTCGCAACGCAAAGTTCACCCAAGCGCTTTTTGACCGCGTGGTGCAGGACATCCGCGACGGTTCGCCGTCGCTCAACGCCATCGAGAAAGAAGGCATCGACCAGTCCACGTTCTACCGCCACTTGCAGCGCAAGCCTGACCTCGTGCCGGTCCTCCAATCGGCCCAACTAGAGCGTGACCGTGTGCGTAATTCGTCACGCATCGAAGAAGCCGAGCTCGAGCTGAAACGGCGCGGTATCGACGGGTGGAGCGAGCCGGTGTTCGACGCCAAAGGCCAACAGTGCGGTGAACGCCGACGCTACTCTGACGCGTGTCTTATCTTTTTCCTGAAAGCGCATAAACCCGACGTCTACCGCGACCAGCCCACGACGGTGGTGGCGACTCAGGTCAACATCACGCCCGACCGCGAAAAAGACATCATGCGTGAATGGCGCTCCCGTCTCGGTGCCAGCGAAGCGCCTGCGTTACCTGCCGTGACGACGCCCACGCCATGAGCCGCGCCGCCTCTAAAAAGCCCTACAAGCCCGACCGCCGCCTCGCGGTCACGCCATTGGATTTGTTGCTGCCCTACCAGCGCGCCTGGGTGCAGGACAAAGCACGCTTCAAAATCTGGCTCAAGTCGCGGCAGATTGGCGGCTCCCTCGCCGCGTCCTTCGAGGTGGTAGCGGACGCCATCGAGACAGGTGGCGACTGGGTCATCCTGAGCGCCGGTGAGCGGCAGGCCTTGGAGTTCATGGACAAGGTGAACCGCGCCGCCGGTATTTTCTGCGACGCAGTCAGCTACTCGACTGGTAGTGAGTACCGGCCCGAGATTCAGAAGTCACAGCTCCGCTTCCCCAACGGTGCCCGCGTCATCGCACTGCCTGCCAACCCGTCCACTGCGCGCGGTTACTCGGCCAACCTGGTGCTGGACGAATTCGCGTTTCACGAAAACCCGGAGGAAATCTGGCGTGCGGTTTACCCGATCATCTCCAACCCGCTACGCGGTGCATTGAAACTGCGCGTTATCTCCACGCCGGCCGGACGGAATAACAAATACTTCGACCTGTGGGAGCACGCGCCGGCCTTTTCCCGCCACAAGACCAGTGTCTACGACGCCGTCGCTCAGGGCCTCGCGCTGAACGTGGACGAACTACGCGCCAACCTGGGCGATCCCGAAGGCTGGGCGCAGGAGTTCGAGTGCCAGTTCATGGAGCACTCGTCGCAGGTGTTCCCGGCAGAGCTAGTCAGAGGCTGTGAATGTGCGGAAGCTACACTCGATCCGCTTACGGACCTCTACTCTCGAACCCTCCGGCCGCGACCGGCCTTGTTTATCGGCATCGACGTCGGTCGAAAACGGGACCTGACCGTAGCTTGGACCCTCGAACGTCTCCACGGCGGCCAACTGATAACCCGCGAAGTGCTCGTCTTGGACCGCGTCCCGTTCCCGCAGCAGGAAGAAATCCTACTCCCGCGTGTAATGGCGGCGGCATTCACGGCGATCGACGCCACCGGCATCGGTGGACCAGTGAGCGAACACCTCGCCGCCGCACTCGACGAAACCCGTTTCGAAGGCGTCACCTTCACCGGCGACCGTAAACGGGAGCTGTTCGAACGGCTCAAAAAAGTCCTGCAAGCGCGCACGGTGTCGTTGCCCGCCGCAGCGGTGATCCGCGACGACCTCGGCAGCATGCAACGCATCGTCAGTCCCGGCGGCACGATTCGTTACGCAGCAGCCCGCACCGCCGACGGCCACGCCGACCGCTCCACCGCGTTGGCCCTCGCGATCCACGCCGCCCAACGCAACCCCTCCGCTGGCACCGGAGCCTTCGCCGCCGAGCGTGTCCCCACCGGCCTGAACGCCCGCCACCGCCCCGCACTCACCCGCTACCGCTGCGCCTGGACCCGCTAACACCTCCGTCCTTCGACCTACTCACTACTCGCTACCCTCTACTCACTACTTCCGCCCCCATGTCCCCATCTCCCATCATCCGTCCCACCGCTCGCGACTTTGAGCCGCAACTCTTCGGCCGCAGCCTCTCACCCGACGCCATTGGTGAACTCCTCGACGCCGGCGCCCGTGGCGATCTCGCCGCCCAAAGTGATCTTTTTAACCTGATGGAAGACACCTGGCCCCGCCTGCGCGCCAACCTGCAAAAGCTCAAAAACGCCATACGCAAGCTGCCCCTCAACGTCCAGCCCTACACCCCCAAAAACGGTAAACCCTCCGCCACCGCACAAGAAAAAGCCGCCTTCGTGGAGTCGGCGTTACACCTGCAACGCGGTTACGTGGACACCACCCGCGCCCCGCTCGGCTCCGCCGTTTACGAACTGATGGACGCCGTTGCCCGCGGTCTGTCCGTGGTCGAAATCGACTGGGCCAACGACACCACCGGTTACGTGGTGCCAGTGGGCTTTCGCCGCGTCCCGACCCGATACCTCGGCATCGACACCGACGGCACCCTCGCGCTCCGTCCGTCTGGCTCCAAGCTCTCAGCTTCAAGCTCCCAGCTCGTTCCTTTCGCCAAACACCCCGGTAAATTCCTCACCGGCATTTTCCAATCAAAGTCCGGCGCCCTTGGTGAAGCGGCTCAACTCCGCGCACTGGCCCCGCTCTGGCTGGGTCACATGCTCGGGTGGGAATGGCTCGTCCAAAAAGCCGAACTCTTCGGCACGCCGCTACGCTGGGCCAACTACCCAGCGACCGCCACCCAGCTTGAAATCGACGCCATCACCTCGGCCTTGCGCAACATGGGCACCGCTTCATGGGGCGCGTTCCCGCAAGGTACCAACCTGCAAATCATGCAGGGCACCACGCCGGGCGTATCCGGCCCCAACGACCCGAGCGAACGCCTCATGGGCATCGCCGACCGCGCCTGTGACATCATGCTGCTGGGCCAAAACCTGTCCGTGGAGCACAACGGCGAAGGCAGCCGCGCCGCCACCGAAGTGCACCGCGAGGTCGAGTTGGATCTCTTTGAAACCTACGCCGAATACATCGTCGCGATCCTCAACGACCAGCTCATCCCCCAGTTGATCGCACAAAACTGGGGCACCGCTGACGAAGTGCCGTTCGTCGAAGTCGAAATCACCCGCCCCGAGCGTGAGCAGGAAATGGCCACTCGTGACAAAACCCTGTTTGTGGACATGGGCCTACCCGTCTCCCTGCAATACCTTTACGAACGCCACAAAGTCCCGTCGCCGGCTCCGAGCGAGGCAT